GTGGGTTTCAAGAGTTGCAATATTTTGCAACTTTTGCAACTTTGCAACTCTAAAATATTTTTTCATACTCCCCATCGCCCAAACTGTTAAAAATATCCTTGTTTTTGCTAAGCCATGCCTTGAAAGTTGCCTTTTTGCAACCGAGTTGCTCGGCCACAATGCAACCGGCCGCAATTGAAAACTTATCCGCCAACCTTTCATAAATCTTTGCATATTTACCCTTTAATTTTACCGCCTCGTTTGCCGGTGCAAGTAACTTCAACGCCTTAATCATATTCGCTAAAAAATACTCCGTTAATCTTATTGCCCTATCCATAACGGCCTCTGATATCTCACATGTTCTATATTCGCCGTCCTCAATCACCTGAAGGATTAACGCAAACCGTAGGCAATATCCCTGGTACTTTGCAATGATACCTTTGTAATTGTCCTCCGTGGCCCTGTTGTAATCTACATTCTTTCCATCGTGCCATGCCTTATAAAGTGCCCTTGCATCTTCAGACATCGTGTATTTATCCTTTATTTCGCTTTGTCGATACTTCATAAGCGAGGCGAATAAATCGGCCACAATCGCCTTTAAATGGGTTGGTCGGTAAAGTTGTTCAAATGGTGCTTTGAGTTGCGGATCGGGGTAACAAAATAAAAATCTATGATAGAATCCATTATGTTGGTTATCACCGTTAGAAAGTTGCTCCAATACGCCCGGCTGAATGCCCCCGACCACGTTGCAGATGTAGTCGGTTATTTTTGATTCCTCCCGGCTCATACGCTGCAACATTACCGGGCTGCTATCCCATATCTCCAACCACTTTTGCACATCATCGCCCATTTTATACGCATTCATCCTTTGCATCCATCCGGCTAGTTCATCGCTCACAAGTGTGCAGCCTTTCGGGTTAAATTGAAGAACATTTATAACGGTTTCGATGGTTGCATCGTTTATGATAGTTTGCTGCAAAGTTGGTTTAACTCCGGTTGTTCCGTTCCTTTTATCCTTGCTTTGTACTTGTTCTTCGTTATATGCCACCTGTTTTATTTTGTGCGCCTTATAATTCTCTGAATCGTGCGCATGTAGATATTCGTAAGCAATACGTAAAGCAGGGGATTTTGCGCCGCCTGCGTGTGCCACAACGGCTAAGTATAAAGACGGCTTCACGTTCCAACCGTCTAAGGCTTCAAGATAGCAGGTGTTGCCGATTGCGGTAGTTAGCGATGTGAGAAAAAACGCTCCCAGGTATTCGTGTTGGATTGTGTGGGATTGTATGTAATCCTGTATTGATTGCGGAAAAATATCATATGGGAAAAATGCCCTATCTTTTTTCTCTTCGGCCTTTGTCTTTGCAACAAGTTCAATGCCCATCGAGTCTGCCATGATATTTATTTGCTCCATTGCCTTAATCCAATTACGCCCGTGGATATGGTACAGGATTTTGGAAGGGGTCAACACCCAGCTTTTATCTCCTGCACCCTTGCAATCTGCCCAACTAGGGAACCCGGGCAATGATGTTGTAAACAGCAACACCTTTCGGCTCGAATAATAAACCTTCGCCGAATACTTTGCCAAACTGCCTGAGCGCAAATAAGCGGTAAATTTCTGTTTATTGTTATACCTAAAATCTCTAATCTCAAAAAGGCCGATTTCGTTCAATAGCTTCTCAAAATATTCGTCATTAATCTTATCGTCAAACTGAAAGCAAAAGTTTTCGTATTCAATCGGGTAACGGGTAGGCTCGGCCTTTGTGATTGTTTCTTTATACTCGTTAAATATTGAAGCGGCAGACGTTAGCAAATCAAATTCGTCTTGTGTAAGTTCTTCGATATCCTCGAAATTATTATGTATCATATTGTACCCCGGCGTAGGGGTGCAATATGACAACAGGCCACCGGTATACAAAGCGATAACCTCCGCTCCGGTTTCACTGCTTGCTATCGTTACTTTATGGCTAACTTTTGAAAATTTGATGTAAGCATGGTATCCTGCATTGCGTGTTTCCTCAATGCAAATTTTCCGTAGCACTTCGGGGTTGGTACTTTCGATTATGGCCAGCCAATCCCTAAAAATATTTTTGTTGGTTGTGTTCTTTAGGTCAAAATCTAATATTGCAAATGGTGCAAATAACTTTAATGCAATGCCGTTGCAGCTTTCTATTTTACTTAGAAATTCATTTATGTTATAATGATTTTCAGTTATATTAGAATGCGGTATTAAATGGCTGCTTGCCTGCTTTGTTTCTGCATCCCATTTGATTGGGATAGGTTTTAAACCTAAATGGATTAGGTCGGTGAAATACGATAAGTTCATGTTATGGTTTTAGTTTGTCGGCAAAAATAAGTAAAAATTGTTCGGCAGTTTTGATGGTGTAGTAATTCCCCCCCGCCTTTGTAATTCGTTCCGCTTCGGCGTGTTGAAATTTACTCATAACATCATTACCTATTTTGATTTCGATTGAGTAGTGAATCCCTTTTATTATTGCATGAATGTCCGCCGTGCCTTTTTTTGTGGTGCCTGGAATGTAAATTTTGCTCGTTCCCTTGTTAATCATTCGCCCGGCGCTGCTTATCCTGTTGGCGTAACCTCCCCAACCTTCGATGTAATCAATAACGAATTTTGTTAGGCCGTTGGCTTTTCTGATATCCGGGAATTTGCAAAGTGGGATCATGTCGGAGGCAGTCACAATAGGCCTGTTTATTTTGTACCAATTGCGGCGTGCTTCGCTATATTCATTTTTCCAATTATCTTTATATGATTTCATTTTAAAGTTTTTTAGTTAATCAAATAATCCTTTTATTTTTTTTTCGACTGTACAAATAGTATCATTATGAGCACCACCATGAGCAACATTTAAAATTTCTATTATTTCAAATCGGTTTAATTTCCCTATACCATTTGAGTTCCAGCCAAAAGAAATTACATATCCTCCCGGCTTAGTAATTCGTGCAATTTCTTTTTTTAAATTACCCCAAAAAGATGACTGTGTTGTTTGCATATTAACAGTCAATCCCATTTTTTTATAACATTCAGAAACTTGCCGTGGTGAATATGGGGGATCAAATAAAATAAAATCTATGCTTTCATTATCAAATTGTTTTAAAAATATTAATGCATCTAAATTATAATTAGTATTAAATTTATTATCAATATCATTTGTAATAAGTGCAATTTTATTTTTATTAGCAAATGGATCAATACTTATCAAATTTTTTTTTAAGTATTTATGTATCAATTTACTAATAACTTTTATATCAAAAGTGTTTGAATTAGGCATTTCCCATTTTCTATTAAAAATTATTTTATTCATAATTTTTCAGTTTAAATAATAAAGGGGGATTTCTCCCCCTTTTTTTTTTTGTAAATAGTTGTGATTAAAATGGTAAATCCTTCGGATCGTATTCTGCCACCGGTAAAGATGGTGCGACTGTTTGCACTTCCTGTTGTGCAGCTACCAACACATCCCATTTCCACATAACAAGGGAATTAAACACGCTTGTTTTGCCTTCGAGGCTTGTCCATTCCTTGCCCCTCAAATTCAGGTGCGCGGTTATGGTGCTGCCTTCCGTCACCTTAAACATTTCGCATTTGTCCTGTTGTAGTTCAACTTCAATCGTCTGCGGATATTTCAAATCCTCGTCAACTACTAGCCAAACTTTACGGCTCTTGAATGTTCCACGGTCAACCGTGCTTAATACTTTTTTTACTGTTGCTTTTAATTCCATAATTTGCTGCTATCGTTACAGTGCCCGTTTTAAATGTTTGTTTTCTTCTAAAAATTCATTACAAAAATTTCTAATTGCTAATACTTGTTGATAATCAAAAGTTTCGATATGTTTTGGCGCATCATTTTCATCATCTTTATCCTCAACCAATATACATATTTCTTCTTCAGAAAAATCATATTCAAATTTTATAGTATTATTATCTGTAAATCGAAATATTAATGACAATTCCATAATTATGCCGCTATCGTTACGGTATCCGTTTTTTAAGGTTTGAGTTCTATTTGTAATTTTTCGCCCTGTAATACTCTGTCGATTATTTCTAAAATGATTGTCTTGTGCTGCGGCAATAAGTCGATGCACTTCGCCGCTATTTCTTCATAAAAAAAATGATCTTCTTTCAATGTGTCGATGAAATCGGCTTGCGTTTCTGCATCCATTATCGGGCTGGTCTTGAAGTCTTGCACCATCCATGATATTTTAGCGGAATAACGCCGTGCGAATATTGCACCCCTCATTCGTGCATCGTTATCCCGGATGAAGTCCTCAAAGCAATCCTGAGCGGTTTGGAGGTGGTGCCATGCCTTTCTAAAACTATTGTTCTTGCTCATTTTAAAGTTACTGCAACCGTGGTTGTGCTTGTTTTGGATGGAGGGAATAGGGTTATAACATCGCCGTTATCAGTTACTTTTTGCATTCTGCTAACAGGTACTTTTTTTAAAAAATCTTTTCGTTCTTTGATAAGGTATTTTAACTTT